ACACGATTAGAGGTTATACTTGTAGTGCGAGTAGTATGAAACTGAATTGTATTGCTGTCTATGACGTTTACAAAGTACGCATTCATGTAGGACAACCCGCCTATAGGCGTATTGCTAGTGTCCCCTAAGTAAGAAACAAGCTCTCCTCCTGAAAAAGGATGACCACTTGGAAAAGTTATTCGGTCAGTGCCCGTGTCAACGGTTATCTCGTCTTCTGCAAAATAAATGCCATACGTCTTATTAAAATCTGGTTGCCAATCAATTGAAGAAACACCACCTAATATAAAACCGTCATTTTCACCTGTTGGAGTGTTATTCGTATACGCCACACTTAAATTAGATGCGTTGTCTATATCTATATTAGAAGTATCAAAAGAAAGTGTTGCTTTAGCAAAAGTATTCGACAACGCCATACTAGTGCCATTGTTAAAATCAGTTGGGAATTGAGTGCTAACAGTTAAGGTACTAGGGTCAGCAGCGTCTGTTGTAATACCACCGACATTAGTTAGCTTAAATTCTGTGCCGGAGTACACAGACCCGGGGAACAATTGAGTAAATGTTTCTTTAATACTTCTAGTCTGTAAAAAGGTAGACTTTGCTATATAGTTAAATGATGTAGCGGATAAAATAGACGACACCACAAAACCACCATCTGCTGAAGCACTACCTGACGACTGAACAATAATTGGAGCCCCTCGTTGCAAGTTGTGGGCTTGCGGGCATGACACAGTAACAACATCACTTCCCGCGATTACCGTCATGTCTGAGATTTCAATATCAAAATCTCCGTTTCGAGCAAAGAACGTAGGGATGTTGTTGGTAAGCTCAAGGGTTTCCCACTTAGTAGACTGCAAGCCATACTCAAAGTCGGTATCAATTAGATTTTCTGGGTTTGACACACGAATCTTAGAAACCGGGTCTACAAACCGTTCGTTAAGAGTCATATCAGTGCTTTCTTCTTCTATGAGAATTTGCAACTGATCTGTAGAACTCATACTTGTCGTGTCGTACGACAACGTCAATGTGGTTTCAAAATTAGCATAATCAAAAGCAATGTCAGACAAACCCAGTGCCGCATCGTTAAATTGATATATAATAGTGCCTGTTGAAACGTTTGTAATCAGCAAAAGTCGTTTTTGCGCAAACACGTCGTTCAGTTTGACCGTCTTCGCTGACGGTGTGAACGTGTAATCGAATATAAGTTTCTTGCCCATTTTTTATCCTAACGCAATTGATAGTGCGATTGACTGATCGATCGTCACAGACTTACTCGCAGGGTAAGTCACAAACACTGATTTTATGCCTGCAGAAAAAGACACTTTACTGTCTGAGTTGCTACTTGATAACACCGTATCTCGGCGCAGGGTATTTAATGCAGAGTATGTTCCAATACCTACTTCAAAGTCACCTTCCGCAGAAACAATAGAGTAAAAAGTCTCGTCTCCAATGCTAAAGACACTGGCAAATGATTGAAACCCTACTGAAGGACCGTTGAGAGTCATACTCACAACACCTTCGGTTGTAGACGTTTCTTTTACTCTATCGAATACAGGCATTATGCAATCCTTATGATCGCCGTACTTGCGTCTGCTGTTGGAAACTGAATAGTGAAGTCTCCACCAGACGCGCTTTTATTTCCACCGAAATCTAATACCGCAACAGTCGGTTGAGTCCTAGAGGACGCATTTCCTGCCGGCGTGTCATTAAAAATGACCGCAGAGTTAGCATTTGTGATCGTCACACCAGTAAACGTCTTGTTTGAAAAACTGGTAAACACAGTTGTTCCAGAACCACCGTTTGTAGGAGTTGTGCCAACAACCAGAGCATTGTCGGTAATTGCTGAAGCTCCACCGCCGGCAGTATAACCACCTGACCCACTAACGCCAGTCGTAGGAACTTCTTCGGCTCCAAACGGAGGCGTGGTAGTGCCTGGCCCTAAAACATCGGACGAGTTAATGTACAACGATATTACAAACGTTCCCGCTGACGCACCCGACGTACTAAAGTCATGACCTCCTAAAAGGAGTTCCTCTTTAAACGAAGTGGTCAATCCTGCAGTAATCGACATCACATTCTCCTTATTAACTCAGCAAGCTCTGGGTGTCCTGCATCCTTTAAGGCATTATACACAGTTGTTCGGTCACTGAGAATACCCTGTTTTATGTGATCCGCTATAACAGACTCCATAACGTTTTTAAACGCCCTTGCTTGATCCCTGATCACTGGAGGGGCTGTATCCGCTACATGCATCAACTTATCACAACAAAAAGAGGCAATCTCTTCAGGAGTATGGCCTCTGTTTGTTGTAGTGTGAACTTTTACATCCATCATTGGCTAGGCCGAACAATCTGACCCATACGATACAGGTCGGTAGTCTGTTTAGACTCTCCCAACATTTTTAATTGCACTAAGCCTTCCTGTACCCGTTGTTGATACATAGACATTGTATCGTTCTCAGCTTTCATAAACACACCAGACTCAACCAGGGTCGCATACAAAAGGGTGGTCTCAGCGTTAATGCTTAACCAACTTGTTGCATTGTCTCCAGCAGAATCCTCGGTCAAACTAACAGGCGCATAGAAATAGCTTAACTCAAACGGGTACGCTGTACCTGGAGTTGGCCCAAGAATGAAATTAACGTTATCAAACTGTGCGTAATAACGAGGATCGCCCTGAACTGTCGCGTCCGGAGAGTACGTTTGTACGAAACTAGCATCTTTAAAATCAAGGTAGTTCTTTTCGTTGTTCTTGATATACGACAAAGAATACGGAGCCAAAAAATCTGTTGGCAAATTTAAGTACTTAGTTCCCACCACAAAAGTGGACGACTGAGTTTTGCGAAACAAATTTAATTGAACTTGTTTTAAAATTTTGTCTTCAGCCAACCTGATAAAAACAGGGAGGTTGTTTACAAAAGTCGTCTCGTAATTTTCAGTGTAATCCTGAACCGCCTGTTTTAACTGACTATATGTAAAAGCCATTTATGCCTCCACCGTGACAGGCCCTGCAGACGTAAAATCTCCGCCCCCTCGAACCTGCCCTGATTGTGCCGTTTCGGACACAGTGATTGTGTATGTGTCGCTATCGACCACTGTGATCGAATAGCCGTTCGTGTCGTTTAATGCTGAAGCCGTAAAACCATCAAACGGCGCCGCGTTTCTTAATCGTACAACATTAGAAGTGCTTCTACCATGACCAGGCTCTATTACGGTTATGACACCTGTTCCAGACCCTGAAGAAAGCAAAGGATTCGATCTCAACAATACCTCAACTTTAGGTTCTTCTCTATCCGGACGTGCGTCTTTTAGGGCTTGTGGATCTGGCCCTACACGAGGAGGAAAGAGCTGGGGATGTTTTTCTTCCCACTCATCTGGACCAACTAAAAGACCGTTCCATTCCTTCTTCATTTCAGAAAGACGATATCGCTTTCCTGAACGATCAGAAATACCCCAAGCCTTTTTGCCACTAGCGAACGCCATTAGACCCTCAAATAACTTAAACTTGGTTGAAGTTTTAACGGAGTGCGGTTCTCGTCCTCGTCCGCTGCTCGTTGGAACTCTTCCTCATAGATACTTTTTAACATCTGAACGCGTTCAGGCGCTCGTTTGACAGCCATGTAGTACGCCAAGCCTGCAACCATACAAGGATAAAACCTAAACGGGAGGTCCGTAGTATTAACTAACGCGTCCGCATCTTCGATCCTACGGACGTAATAGTAGACCAATTGATCGGTAGAGTTTTCAGGAACTGACCACAAATTAATTACTGGAGTAATTTGGCGGTCAAAATAAAATTGGCTAGGTCTACCCTGAGTCGTCTTGTTAGGCAGAGTTAAATAGTCACCTCGGCTAATTCGATCTAACTCGTAGTCCGTCCCATCTCTGCGCAGCACAACCTCTAACATATCAACTACATCAGGAGTCAGCGTCTCCTGTGCTTGGCCTTGAGTTAATATGATTGTCGCTTGGTTAACAGTCCACAGGTTTAAACCACGGTTGGCCCAATCCGCAAACATCAAATTTAAAGACCGACGAGCAGTCTTCGCATCGTAACCCGTGCGAACCTCTAGCCCACACCGCTCATACGCTTCTTCAACGATTTCCCCTACATCGAGGTTAAAATCTCTTGATCCAGAGGTCGCCATTACTTCTTCCTCTTCTTCGCAGTCTTCGCAGCCTGCTTGAAGTTTTTAGCCGTAGGAGCCCCTTTGGTTCCGGGCTTTCTCATTTTTTCGCCAGATCCAGCGGCAATGCGCTTTTTCTTAGCCGCAATATTTGCGTACAATCCGGGTTTCTTAGCCATCTTACTTCTCCGTCCAGTAGACATCTGTTTGACCTGTTGGTTCCTGGTAATCGCCATGACTTGTTTTCCTTGTACGATCCGTGAGATCCTTTAACATCTCGTAGTTTTGCAAAACCATTTCGTTCGTACGTCGCACTTCAACCTCCATTATAGCAGATCTTTTGTCTAAATCCACAAGTGTTGTAGTGCTCCACTCAACCCAATTTTGAACAACTATTCCGTAGCTGCTAATAACACCAACTACTATCACGGTAGCCAACATAAACACATTCTTCTGGACCATCTAACAATTCCATCTTTTACGGGCGGCTTTACCTCGCTCACCTGTCCAGCCACTAGAACGAGCGCAGAAAGACTTCTTTCGACCCTTGGCTTCCTTCGTTTTTGGGTTTGGGGCGGGAGCCTTTAAGTTTGATCCGGTTTGACGATTGTACTTTGCTCGCCCTTTAGCAGTGAGACCAGCACCCTGTTTGACGGATCGTTTTTCACCGCGACCAACAGATAATTTAACATTCTTTTTCTTACGTTTTTCTGCCATTACAAACGCCCTTGCTCTTTAACTAGAACCC